TTTTAAAGTAATAGTAGATTTACTCGAAAAAGAGTTGAAGAAACACAAATAGACTGACCCCACTCGTAGGACGCAAGGTTAGTACACACCCCACGCTTAGGCTGCAAGGTAGATACGTTATGTATCTCTTTACGGCCTTTTTTATTGGGGTGTCAGATGGCAAAATCCACAAAAGTAGTTTTTACAAAGACTACAATCAAGCAACTTGTCACCCTGGCTGAGCCTAAAAAGACACTCGACGTTGTGTATAAGTTTTCTAAAGGACGAACTTTTAAAGAGAGGAAGCCGTACTCATGAGTCATTCATCCCCGGGTCAGATAATAACACCTCGCAAGACTCTTCGACATCATAAAATACCACCAGATCTTCAGCGGCAGGCTATATGTGATGGGTTCTCGTTTGCACTAGACAAACTATACCCGGGGTACTTGTGGCAGGTAGGCATGCAACAGGACGTCGTCTTTATTCAAAACATGTCACTCAATACCAAAAAGGCGTTTTCTCTCCCACTGGCAAGTTTTGATATAAACGGCAAAGTGCTGATGCGGGTTGGTGGTGAGATACTTGAAAGGTTTAAGATGCAAAGAGGCAAGCGCAACCAGGCAGATTTTAAATCTCTTATCAGGGATGTGAGCCGTAACGCTAAGCCGGATATGGGTTGACATGGAACAATTAGCGTTAGTCGAAAATGAGTTTTCAGAAACAACAGACAGAGAGTTTTTTCTTTCTCTTGCCAGGAATGCTTTTGACGAGTCTGAAACAGTCCTTGATAGTGGGCACAAAACCAGGTGGCGCCGTAATTATTCGTTAGCTCAGTCAGAACATCCTGACGACAGCAAATATCTAAGCGATCCCTTTAAGCACCGATCTAAAACTTTCCGGGGGAAAACTGAATCTAGTGTTCGGAAGAATGAGGCTGCGTTGGCTGTGGCTCTCTTCTCTAATCGTGACGTCGTTTCAATTACAGCAGAGAACCAGGGTGATGAACGACAAGATGAAGTTTCGGACGCAATCCACCAGGTAGTTAATTATAGGCTTGATACTGCAATTAAGTGGTTTCTTACCGGAATAGGTGCATATCACGAAGCGATGATTGCTGGCGATGTAGTTTCGGAGCAATACTGGGATTATTCTAAAGATAAAAACGGTGAGGTTTTAATAGATAAGCCTGCAATAGACCTACACCCACTAGAGCATGTTCATATTTCACCTCATTCTGATTGGCGAGATCCGATAAACAGCAGTCCTTATTTAATTATAGAAGAGTTGATGTTCGTTGGCGATATCAAAGAGCGGATGGATATTGACTGGATAGAGTATTCAGATAGTCAAATCCAGACTGCGATTACTTCCTATAAACACAACTCAGTAGAGCAATCAAGACTAGGTGATGATCAAACGGGCGCAAAGGAGCAAGTGTCTTCTGTTGCAGACTTCGATGCTGTTTATGTCCATAAGGTTATGATCCGCCACGAAGGCGAAGAGTTATTTTATTACACTTTAGGCGAAACTCTTCTTTTGTCTGATCCGATCCCATTGAGAGAAGCATATCCCCATATTAAAGACGATAAACGTCCTTTTGTGTGGGGTACTGCAACTGTTGAGCCGCACAAAGTTTACAGACGTTCACTTGTTGACAGGGTGGCCGGCGCGCAATTTCAAAGCAATGATATTTCTAACCAGAGATTCGACAACGTTAGACAGGTTCTAAATAAGCGTAAGTTTGTTAAAAGGGGCATGGGTGTAGACTATTCAAATTTGCTTAATAATGTGCCTGGTGGGATTGTCTTAATGGATGAACTTGATGCTGTGAAGCCAGAAGAAACAGGTGATGTCACAGGGTCAAGCTATCAAGAGCAGAACATGATCAACGTTGACTTTGACGAGTTGGCGGGATCTTTTAGTAATGCTTCGGTAGCAACAAATAGAAGTCTAAACGAAACTGTTGGTGGAATGCAACTACTCCAAGGCAACTCCAACACAATGACTGAGTATCAATTAAGGGTGTTTGTTGAGTCTTGGGTTGAGCCTGTGATACGGCAGGTTGTTTCATTGATACAGTTCTATGAAGACGATGAAGTAATCCAGCAAGTCACTGGCGAAGAGTTCACGCACGAAGATCTACAGATACCTTTAAGTGTTCGTGTGAGTGTTGGTTTTGGTTCTACCGATCCCCAGCAGAAAATACAAAAGTTAGTTTACGGGATTCAGGCAATCCAGGCAATAAATCCAGAGAAATCAAACAGGTTGAAGACTGACAAAATAATTGAAGAAGTATTCTCCGCGCTTGGATACAACGACGCCTCTTCTTTTTTTGAGGACGAAGAGGAAGAACAAGATCCACGCATCGCTGAATTAATGCAACAACTCCAACAACTCCAGCAGGTAATCCAGACAGACCAGCATAAGATTGAAACTAAAGGCCAGGTTGACATGCAACTCAAGCAACTTGAGGGCCAGATAGACATGCAATTGGAGCAGGTAAAAGGGCAGACTGACTTCCAGATAGAACAAGGCAAGGCAGGCAACAAAACAAACGACCTGATCCTCTCACTCCAAGCAGAAAGACAGATTAAACTTACACAGATGGCGCTTGACAGAGGGATAAAAGTAAAAGAATTGGCCCAGAAAGCCGGTGTTGATTCTGGCAAGAATAGCCTGGAGCATTTAAAGGCAATGAATAAACGCATGGAGACTGAAAACAAAGTCCGTGAATTGAACTTTAAAATGCGAACCGGGAAGCAGGGAATATGAGCGATTTATTTGATACAGCAAAATTGGGTATAGATGCAGAACGATTCATCTCGTCCGATGTCGGTAAGTATATAATAGCAAAAGCAGAGCATGATGCTAACGAAGCTATCAATAAAATGAAGACTGTCAATACTGCTGATAGTGATGCCGTTTCAAAGATACAGAGCGACTTGTTAATCCCTGACAAAATAATAAACTGGCTCTCAGAAGTTATAAACGAGGGGCAGGCGTGCGAATATCAATTAAGGGAGATTGAATCCCAATAGCGCAATCAGTATGCGCTCATAATGGCTCTACCTGACGCCACTAAGGCGAGCCTAGAGACGTGGCATGGAGATTTAAAATGGCTGAAGAAACTATCGTAACAGACGTTTTGGAAGACGAAGTCGAGACTGTTGAAGAAGACACAAAAGAGTTAACTGCGAGAGAGAACTTAGTTAATGACCTGGTTTCTCAGAATATTAAGGATCGAGACGATGAGGTAGGCCCATACGATGAAATCCAAGATGAGGATGAAGTCGAGGAAACTGTTTCAATCAAGGTCAATGATGAGGAGATGGAAGTTTCTCAAGATGAACTCGACGATGCCGGGAGTGTGAGAACGCTTCAAAAAGAAAAAGCAGCAGACGAAAGACTTCGTGAGGCCGCGGCCAGAGAGAGCACGCTTGATCAAAGAGAGCGTGAATTAAAGGAGATGGAGGAGCAACTTATATTAAAGCAGGATCAGCAGGATGTCGATGCTGACGATTACGGCAAAGAGTTCGCCGATGCTTTGTATGAGGATGAGGACAAGATAGCAAAGACTATTACCTCGCTCCATAACAGTATTAAAGTTCTCCAAGATCAAAATAAAACGAGAGAGGCTGAAAGGGTTAAAACCAAATCCGACGAAAACGCTAAAGTGGTGAGACATTATCATAAAAACCATAACGACATTGCGTCTGATCCTGACATGCACATGTCCTTGACCTCAAGGCTTGACGGTGTGGCAGCGGATAATCCAGACTTCACGCAGACCCAGGTAATAGACGAGGCAGCACGACTTGTTTATGAAAAGTACAAGGTAAACGTCGAAGTTGAAGATACGCCGGAAAACATAAAAGACAAAATGCCGAAGCGGCCAAAGACGGCATCCGGAAGAAAGCCAAGAAAGCCTGAGAAGAAACCAAAAACATACTCTGAAGTCCTCGACGGCATGAGAAAGGGTCGGGGGATTCATTCTTACTAAATGAGGTAGAAAATGAGCGGTCAATTATGGGGCACCAATTCGTTAGGTGGATATATGTATACAGACGAATTGTCAGATGTTTTAAGAATGGCGATGCAGCCATTGATGAGGTTTCGACAGTTTTGTTTTGTCGAACCTGCAAAGGGTAAAAACTCAGGAGAGTTGTTTCACTGGAATGTATATTCTGACGTAGCAACCCAGGGTGCGGCGTTAACCGAGAACGTGGCAATCCCGGAAACTAATTTCACGATTTCTCAGGGATCATTGACGATAACAGAGTACGGTAACAGCGTACCTTTCTCTGGAAAACTTGACAACCTGTCCAGGCAACCAGTTACGGCGGTTATTCACAAGGTTCTCAAGAACGATGCAAATAAAACAATCGAAGCGGCGGCGTATGCACAATGGGACGCTACATTGTTGACCGTAATGCCAGCAAGTGGTAATAGCGCGACAAATGTCACATTCGCTGTCAACAGCGCGGCAGCTAGTACAAACGACTTAGAGATGAGCAACACCCATGTTAAGTTGATTGTTGATGAAATGAAAGAAAGAGGAATTCCGGTTTTTGATGGCAGCAACTATGGATGTATCGGCAGGACTTCGACTTTCAGAGATTTCAAGGATGATCTTGAAGCGTTGAGCATTTATGTCGATAAAGGTTATGGCGATATGCTGAACGGTGAGATGGGACGACATTACGACGGTGTCAGGTTTTTTGAACAGAACGAAATCGACTCTGAAGGTTGGACTAACTCTAAGTCCGACAAGGCTTTCTTCTTTGGTGACGATACCGTAGCCGAGGGAATTGCCGTAGCTGAAGAGATCAGAGGCAAAATCCCAACCGATTATGGTCGTTCTAAAGGTATTGCATGGCTCTCTTTAAACGGATTCGGCATTGTTCATAACGAGACTGGCGCTGCTCAAAATCGCATTATAAAATGGGATAGCGCGGCATAATACTTAACAATATCAACAATTTACAGTGACACGCAAATAGAAATAACGTTTGTAAACTCCTCCGACGCTGGCTTAGACGCTGGTGCCGGGGAGGTTTATATCGTTGTTGACTGGTATTAATTAAATTTTGAGAGGTAAATTATGTCTTATGACAATCCAATAACTTCCATATATCCTTTTGCTGTAATGGATTTTGGAGCAACTGCGGGTGATACTACAAATGTTATAAATGGGCCTGCGGGTAAAAAAGGCAGACTGAAAAGTATAACTGCCAGGGCAACAGAGGTTTTTGCTTGTAGCACTAAAGCCGCAAACGTGAAAATCGGGTCTGCTGGCGACCTTGACAAGTATGCTCAACTTAACATAGCTGACGGTACTGCTAATCTTGCTATCTTCACCGAGCTTGACGATACTGATGCTATTATAGACGCAGATATAGCGGCCAATGCTCCCATTACTGTAACTTTTGACGAAGGTACTGATGGTTCTGCTGTTACAGGACAGGCTGTTGTAACTATTTTTATCGACTGGTATTAAATTTAACACAGAGGTACAAAGATGAAAGGATCACTACAGGAAGGTCATTCTGGTAAAGAAGCAATTACGCAGAAGAAACCGACCAAAGAAACAAAGAAAACCCAACGGCCTCTCCCGAATACAGAGAAAGCACCTTCTGGGGATAAGCCAGGTAGTTTTACCATTAAGTAAAATCAAACCCCGTACTTCGGTGCGGGGCGAGGTGGTGTTATGAAAATGTGGGAGATATGGCCCGAAGAAAAAGAGGACAAGTATGTTGACGGTTTGAAGGATGGGCTGTCAGAGAAGAAACCTCTCAGGGATAAATACGAAAGTACCCCGGGTGCGGCAGAAACAAAAGTACGTGTTCCTCATAACGGAGACAAAAAGTCATGACGACTAAAAGAGTAGTAGGCAAACCTGCTGTTAAAAATCCTCCTTTAGTACCGGAAGAGGCTTTTACTGTTTCGACAGCAAAGACTGAGGTTGAGGTTCTTACCGAGAAACTGGAGAAGATGGAGGTTCTGGTCGCTAAACTCTCCAAGGAAGAACTTGGAGAAGATACCGGGCCTGTTTTTGACGATAAGCAATATTTCCAAAAACACAGAGGTTCTGGTGGTTGCTGGATAGAGCAGGATGGCAATAGGTTCACAGAGGTTGGCAAGTTTGTAAGGGCTGTCTAATGTCTACTTTTTTAGCACTCTGCCAACAGTTGCATAGTGACGTGGGCACCGCTGGGTCTATGACGAAAGTGTCTGATCAAACCGGTGAGCTAAAGAGGATTGTTGACTATATCGTTAAAGCGAATCGCAAAATCCAACGTCGTAAAACTAACTGGAAGTTTCTTTGGGCTGAGTGGGATTATACGATTGTTTTAGACACAAGCGAGTTCTCCGGGCCTGACGGGCTAGGGGCATTTGACCAAGAGAGTTTCTGGGTTAACTCGGGGGCAACAGACGCCAGGCACTTAACATTCATTGATCATAAAGAATGGCGAGATATTTACCGACAGGGGTATATAGATTCTGGAGAGTCTTCTTTTATAACAATCAAGCCAAACGGTAAACTTGCTATCTTGCCTTCTCCAGACTCTGACGACGCCGGCAGTGCGATAACCTGTGATTACTGGAAGGCGCCTGTTGAACTTGTTAACAATGGCGATATATCGCTAATCCCTTCTCAATTTCACGAAGCGATAATTTCTCAGGCTAAAATGTATTATGCAATCAAAAAACACAATACAGGTTTGTATAATGCGGCGTTTATCGAACATGAAGCAATTTACAGAGAGCTAAAGGCTTATTCCTTGCCCGGGCAAGAAGAAGAAAGAAAGAGCGAAGCGTCGAAGGTAATGTACGCAACGGTGGTCTAATGGTTGTTAGCTTTAAAGAACCTAAAGATAAAGCGTTTATTCTTAACGGAGGGCTTGATCTTGTATCTTCTCATTTACAGATGCACCCGGGATGCCTTGTCTTTTGCAAGAACCTCGAAATCATAGGCGGGAAAGTTGGTTATTCAGTTCCTGCCGGGTATGAGCGATGCACAAACGACGTA